ATGGCGTTGATCCAGTGCCCGGAGTGCAAGAAGTCCATATCCAGCGAGGCCTCGACGTGCCCGAAATGCGGAGCGCCGATCACAGCCGAGCATGTCGCGTCCGCCGTCCAACAACGGAAAACTATGCGGCTTGGCTGCCTGGCCTTTGTCGCCATCTTCCTGATCGGCGGGCTCTGGATGGGCATGAAGGACTCAAAGGACATGCCCACCAGGTCAGCCGTTGAAAAGAGCCTCCGCACCGGCGGCACGATGGGGCCGACCGATGTCGCAGACCTCTACGGCGGCAAGGCCGTGCTCTCCGGCAACGGTGCCGCGTGGTGGGTCAAGGATGGAAATGTGTACTCGGCAAACGGCAATGCCCTGGGCATTTCAAACGCGCCAGCATCGCCGCCTTCCGTCGATTACGCGGCCATCAATCGTGCAATCGGGGGCGAAAAGATGCCGCTCCCGCCGCACCTGGGGATGACCACGACCGCCTTCATCGGCAAGGTCAACGAGGCCCTGGCCGCCGCAAAGCTCCAGCCTCTGGCAAAAGAAACATTCTTCAGCTACTCGGCCACGGTGGGCAAGGAGAGAACCGGGGCGCTGCGCTTTGAGGAGGTCGGCGGAATGCTCACAGCTGTCTACGCCGAAATGCCCCTTGAGGCCGACCGTGATAGCCCGCGCCGCAAGGCCCAGCTCGGCATGGTCATGGCCGTCATCTCCGCCTTGGTTCCAGAGGGCGAGGCAGGTACGGACAAAGCTGTTGCTGGGCTGTTCAGGAAAGGGGAGGCTACCGGGAGCTATGATGCGGGGGGCCTTGTCCTGACCTCCGAAAAGAAGGCCAGCAGCTTCTCCGTCACCGCCAAACCAAAACGTTGAGAGCGCTGACAAAAAATGGGGGGGGGACCAAATTGATCCCCCTTGACACATGTTCCGTCCTAGGGCAGACAGCCCTACAGGAGTTCGTAACTCCTTTAGCAACAGGCGGCCCCACACCCGTCAGACCTTGTGGGATTTTTGCTTTCCAGCCCCCTGGAAAGTCCTCGGCTATCAGCCGGGTGTTGGGGAAATACAAGACCCGCGAGGGGAAATACCCAACCGGCCTGTTGCGGTTACGAGCACCCGGCCCTTGCCTATCGTAGGGCATGGGGTCAATCGTAAATTCAACAGGAGCCCTTCATGTCTGAACTTCTGCCCTTCGCATTTGAGGATTCCCTGGTGCGCGTGCGCGCGGACGCCGACGGCGAGCCGTGGTTCGTGGCCAAGGACGTGTGCAACGTGCTCGGTCTGGAGAATCCAAGAACGAGCACCGCCCTCTTGGATGATGACGAAAAGGGGGTCCATACTATGGACACCCTTGGCGGCCCCCAGGAGATGTCCACCGTCTCCGAGTCCGGCCTCTACAGCCTGGTCTTCCGCTCCCGCAAGCCGGAGGCCAAGCGCTTCCGCAAGTGGGTCACGGCAGAGGTACTGCCCAGCCTGCGCAAGACAGGCAGCTACGCGGCAGGCCCGGCCTCGGCCAGCATGGAGCAACTGCGCGAGCTGGTGGCCGTGTGGGCCATGCTGACGGAAATGCCGCGCGCCGCGCTGCTGTCCCAGGTGCTCTTGCGCTTCGGCCTCGCAGGGGAGGAAGAGCCCGCTGGTGCGGTGCTGGCCGCCGTGCGCTTCGTGCTGGAGCAAAACGACGTCCTGCTGTGCAAGGGCCGCCGGGTAAGCCAGAAGTCCGTGCGGCTGTACGAGGCCTTCACCAACGGCGAGCTGTTCGAGCCGGAGCTGGTCTCCGCCTTCTGGAAGCAGTTCGACCTGCTCAACACCGAGCCCGGCCCGGACGGGGACGCGCCCGGCTGGCTCAACCACTCCCGCTCGCCGGGCCTGCTGGCCGTGAACCTGCCGCAGTTCCTGCGCGCCTCGCAGACCTTCGGGCTGTTCGCCTTCAACGGTGCGGAGCTACGGCGGCTTCTGCGGCGCAGCTACCCGCGCAAGCTGGCCGCCGTCAACAAGACCATGCGCAGCCCTCACGCTGGCAAACCGGTAAAATGCTGGGTGTTCTACCTTAACACGAGCCCGATATCGGACGATTGGGGAGACAGTCCCACCGCGCGCGGCACGCGTCCGGAAACCGAACCCAACGGGGAGGGGCGGGCATGAGCACCGACACCGTATACCCGGATGCCTTTGCCGTGGTCGCCGGTTTGGATCGGACCGCCAACGATCTGTATGAGCTGGCGCAAGAGTGCTGGACAGCCGCAGAAATTGTTCGCACTGCTGTCCGTTCCGGCGAACCAAAGGCCGAAGCACTCGACCACCTGCACAAGCAGCTCGCCTGGCTGACCGGCGATATGGAGCGCATGCGCGCCGCGCTCCGTAGGGAGGAGCCCTCCCATGCACGTTGAAACAGAACCCCTCGCCAGGCTGTTCGCCCACGTCGAGGCCCTGCGCACTACTGCGGAAGGCCTGCCGGACGAACAGGGTGGGCTTGCCCTGCTGCTGACCCTCCAGGCCGAAGACATTGAGGCCATAGCCAACAGGATGGATGGAGAAGGCTGGCGGCCTCGCGAGATGAAACAGGCCGACGCGCCCAACTAGCCCACGGTGCAAGCTCCGGAGTCGGCAACGGCTCCGGAGCTTTTTTGTGTATAAAATACACAAAATACTTGACCGCTACACAAGAAGTGTGTAGTTTTCTTTTCAGGCGAACGGAGGGAACGTGGAAAGCAGACAGGTCATCAAAAAGCTGGAGGAAGACGGCTGGGAACATGTGGGGACGCGCGGCGACCACTGGTACTTCAAGCACCCCGCCAAGCCCGGCAAGGTCACAGTCCAGCACCCGGTAAAGGATTTGTGGATCAAGAACATCAAAAGCATCGAAAAGGCGTCCGGGGTGAAGCTGCGCTAGGCGGCTTCACCCCTCGGTCGAGCGTCTCGACGGGATCGCGTACTCACTATCTGACTGAACCTACTGCCACATTGAGGCGATACCATGTACTACATCGCTGTATTTCACCCCATAGAAGAACACCCCGGCGGCTATGTCGCGACCTTCCCGGACCTGCCGGGTTGCGTCACCCAGGGAGAGAACTTCGCCCAGGCGTTCGCCATGGCCCAGGAGGCTCTGGAAGGATTCCTGGACGTGCTGCGCCAGGACGGTGATCCCATCCCGGCTCCGTCCGACTTCAAGGCGGCCAGGGCCAAGGCGGAGGCCGAGGCCATGGAGGATGGCGAGGCCCTGCACCAGGCCGCCATTCTGCAGGCCGTGCCCGCGCCGCCACAGGGCGCCCCGGTCCGGATCAACGTGTCTCTGGCCCCGAACGTCCTGGCGCGCATCGACAGGGTCGCCAAGGTCGAGGGGCTGACCCGCTCTGGCTTCCTTGCGGCGGCCGCGCGGCACTACATGAACCAGATAGCGGCCGAGGAGCCCGGCGGAGAGGCTCGGGGCTAGCCCGCGGCTGCGCCGCCCAGTACGCCCTGCGCCTGGGCCTGGGTGGCGCAACCGCGCAGAGCCTCGCGCATCGCCTCCGGGAGGTCGAGAGCTGACGGGGACAACGTGTGCGAGAAGCTCAAGTCCACCACGAAGGTGTGCCCGCACAGGGGATTCGTGCAGGAGCAATAGAGGTGGCTGAAGGTGGGCGTTATCTCACGCGTGGTCGCGATGCGGGCTTTGCTGCGGCAGCGGTCGCATTTGATGCGCATGGTGTCCAACCTCCAAAAAGAACACTATCCGATATGTCGGATTTTGTCAAATAACTGTAGCCAAATCACCTGTTTCTTTGTCAACATGCTTACGCCCCCACTTTCTCGATGACCGGCCACGACACCGTGAGCCCAGGCCGAAGGCAGCTGTTCACCTCCAGCAGAATCTCGCGGATGGGCTGCACCTCGTTGCGCGCGTAGACGGCGTCCGTCTTGGTGATGTCGCCGAAGCCCGCCGTGTTGGTCGGGATGATGCTGGCCATGGCCGGGGGAATGCGGTGGGCCGCGATTATGTCATCACGCGAAATGTTCTTGATGCGCTCCAGCTCGTCCTTGGTGGAGAAGTCGCCAACCGGCAGAATCTGGATGTCCTTCTCGCGGCCATTGGGGATGTGCAGGAACATGTTGCGGAAGTTGCCCAGCCCCTTGGAGCCCTCGATGGACGCCTTGATCTTGTTCCGCGAGTCTTCATCAAGCCCGGAGGACGCGGAGTAGAAGATGTAGCCCACGTGCGCGCCATTGCGGTAGTAGCGCCGCCGGAAGAGCGTCGCATCCTCGTTGAGCAGCATGGACTGCACGGCGCCCAGGTAATAGGGCATGCCGTATATTTCCTGGCTCACGTCGTAGTTGCGCAGGTGCAACACCTCACCCGGCTGGAAGGACACCAACTGCCCGGTGCACGTCAACATGCCGTACTGCCCGGCCTCCTTCATCCGCCGCATGTTGATGGCCGGGAGGTGCCGGAGCGCGATCACCTCGCCGTAGAAGTTGTAAATCTTCTGCAGGTAGGTGTTGGCGAACACGTGGTAGTCGGTGGCCGCCGCGTGCATGGCCCAGCGCGAAACCGCCGTGGAGGGGATGAATCCGCGCATGATCATGTTGGTCTTGAACTCGACGATGGGGCCGTGGTAGGCGTTCGCGCGCAGCAGCCTGGCCAGGCCGCGCCAGGGCACCGGCGTCTGGAAGTATTGCCCGTTGTCCAAAAGCCAAACGCCAAGGCCGTCCAGCATCTGCCCTGCCAGGGCCGGTTCCGGGTCGCCGAAGGTGAAGTAGGCTACGTTATCCATGTCCCCTCCCGAGGGTGTTATGCGCCGATGGCGACAGTGCAGCCGCTGTTGCCTGTCTGGCGCGCGAGCGGCTCGGCGGCCAGGCCGTGCATGATCGCCCAGGCCACGTCGGCGTGGCCGGTGCTTGCCGTCCGGTTGGCCGCATAGGTGATCTGGCCGTTGCCGGTCACAACCTGCCGAATGGTCATGAAGGCGTGTCCGATTTCTGTTTCAGCCGCGTTCCATTCCAGCCGCCTCTCCTCCATGACCTCCAGCGCCTTGAGCACCAGGGCGGTCTTGGTCTGGACGGAATAGACTATGGGCGTGGCCGTTGGGCAGAACTGCCGCACCTGCTCATACACGCCGATGCCCGGCCCCGTGGTGTCGATGCCGAGGTGCGCGAAGCGGTATTTGTCATTCAGCTCCTTGATGCGCCCGGCCTGCCACAGGTAGGACTTGCCCACCCACTTGTGCCGCTCGATGACCTTGGCCTTGTCGCCCGGCTTGAGCGGCGGCAGGATCACGGCGAAGCTGGCGTCGTCGCGCGTCCGGCTGGGGTCGTATCCGCCCCACACCGGCCGGTTCCCCACGGGGTGGGTGTCGCCAAGCGCAACTTCATCCCAATCGGCCGGGTCCGCCATGCAGCTCTCAAGCAGCGCCAGGCCGAAGACGGACAGCGCGTCGTCGACGAACTCGCAGCTGAAGAGCTGCCGGAACTCTTCCGGCGAGTATTCGAGCTTGAGCTGGGCGGCGTCGAACAAGTCGCAGCCTCCGGCCTCCGCGTCGGCCAGGGTCACGATCTGCCGCCACCAGGTGTCCGGGCACAGGGTTCCGGCCCGGTGCGCCGCGGCGTCCGGCCACGGCTTGGGCCTGGGGAAGCGGGCCTGATAGTCCGCGCCGGACCACAGCCCATTGGCCTCGTGCGTCACTGCCGAGGGAGTCGAGAACAGGGTGCGCCGCCACTTCCGGTGCGCGGCCATGCCGGTGGCCACCTTGAACAGCTCGCGGAATTTGGTGATCCAGAAGAACTCGTCGATGTAGACGTGGCCGTGGTAGGACTGCGCGCTCTTGGAATTGTTCGAGAGGAAGTGCAGCTCGGCCGGGCCGTTCGCCGTGTGCAGGATGAGCGGGTTGCCGGAGAGCGTGATGTCGAAGGCCTCGCCCACGAGCTGCATGATGTAGGTTCGGAACACGTTCGACTGCGCGCGCGTGGCCGAAAGGAAGATCTGATTGTCGCCGGTCAAGGCCGCGTTCTCAAAGGCCTCCTGCGCGAAGTACCACGTCGCGCCGATCTGGCGGCTCTTGAGGATCGCCCGGTTGCGCTGGGCTTGGGCCGCACGCCAGACCCGCTGGTAGTCGTAGAACCGGGTGTGGAATTTTTCCTGGAACAGCGCTGGCGTCAGGCGGGACACGTCGTTCTTGACCTTGGGGCCGCGCTTGCGGGCGGCGCCGTCCTGGGGGCGCCTCTCTCCGCCTCCGTGCGCCTCCGTGCGGGCCTCGTCTCCGCCGCCGTCCCCGCTCTTCCGTGACAGCTCGCGCACGCGCATGGCCTGCAGGCGCTCCATGGAGCCGATGAGCAGCTCCACTTCCTTCAACTCCTGCGGCGATTTCTGGTCACGCTCGACGAGAATGGCGAGCCGCCGCGCCATGGCCTGCTCTGGGGTCTCGTGCGTCAGCAGGGCGTCCCAATCTTCGGTGGCGGCCCAGTGGTACAGCGTCCGCCGAGGCACGTTCAGGGCGTCGGCGGTCTCCGCCACCGTGTACCGGCGCAGATAGAGGCCCCTTGCGGCCGTCTTGATCTCTTCCGGGTAGTGCCGGGCGCGGGCCTGTCCGTGCGTGTCGTCGTGCTCCATGCTGCCGCCATAGCACCATCGGGGCTCGGGCTCGCGCCCGGCGTGTCCGAACCGCCCGAAATCGGAAGCCATGTCTTTGACCTGCGCCCGCGAGATGTGCCTACATGGCGGGCATGACAAAGCTCACCACAGACCTCGTGCGCTTCGGGCGTGCATCTTCTGACCATGGGGAGAGGGACATGTAATGACAAAACTCACCACAGACTTCGTGCGCATTGGGCGTTCCGGCAAGGCCATCGATGGCCGCGACATCGACCCGCAGTGGTTGAGGGACATGGCCGAGGGCTATGACCCGTCGGTGTACACCGCCATGATTTGGCCGGAACACCTCCGCGTGACGAACTTCGGCAAAGTCCTGGAGCTGGCGACGGAAGAGGCAAACGGCGTCGTGACGCTGCTGGCCCGTCTCCAGCCCAACGCCAACTACGTGTTGGACAACCGCTACGGCCAGCACCTGTTCTTCAGCATGGAGCTGGCCCAGAACTTCGCTGGGACGGGCAAGACCTATCTCGTGGGCTTGGGCGTGACGGACTCCCCGGCATCCCTGGGCACCGACGAACTCAAGTTCTCCGCGCGGCACACGCATCCGGGGAGCATCTTCCTGCCCGGAGAGGCCTTCTCTTTGCCCAGGCCGGAGGAGGTGCCCGGCTGGTTCACCCGCTTCATGGAGAAGTTCATCCCTTCCAACCCCAACGAGGAACACGAGGAAACCATGGACAAGGCACAGTACGAGGCCCTGACCGGCAAGCTCGACACCATGACCGCCGACGTTGCGGCCCTGAAAGAAAAGTTCGAGGCGCTCTCGGTCAATCCCGAAAAAGACGCCGCCAAGCCCGAGAAGGACGCCGCGCAGGGCGGCCAGTCCGCCGAAGGCGATGGCGCCCCCGACCGCTTCGCCTCCATCGAGGCCGGTATGACCAAGCTTGGCGAGCAGCTCGCCGAGATCAAGACGCGGTTCGAGACTGCCAACCCCGGCACCAAGGTTCCGCCCACCCAGGGCGCGGCCGCCGACGCCGACGTCAACATCCTGTAAGGAGCGCGCCATGAGAACGACGACCCGCCAGCTTTTCAGCGCCCTGTGCGCCACCCTCGCCGCAAACTACGGCGTCCCCTCGGTCATGATTGCCTTCACCGTGGCTCCTGCTGTGGCCCAGGCTCTTCTGGACAAGATCGTTGAGCAGGCCTCCTTCCTGCCCAAGATCAACATCCTCTCGGTGGACGAACTCGTGGGCGAGAACCTGCTCGGCTACGCCAACGCCACCGTCACCAGCCGCACCGACACCTCCCAGGCCGACAAGGAGCGCACCCCGCGCAACGTCCTGGGCCTGGGGAAGTACGGCTACACCCTCTTGCAAACCAACGCCGACGTGGCTCTGCGCTACGCGCTCATGGACGCCTGGGCCAAGTTCCCAGACTTCCAGGCACGCTACGCCCGTTACGTGCAGCAGCGCATGGCCAACGACATGGAGCTGATCGGCTGGCACGGCACCTCCGCCGCCGCCACCACGGACCCCGCAGTCAACACGCTGCTGCAGGACGTGAACAAGGGCTGGATGCAGTACATGCGCGACAACCTGCCCGCGAACATCCTGGCCGAAGGCGAGGCCGCCGGGCTCATCAAGATCGGCGAGGGCGGCGACTGGCCGAACCTGGACGTGGCCGTCAACGACCTGCTGCAGGGCATCCCGGAGTACATGCGCCGGGGTCTGGTGGCGTTCATCGGCTCCGACCTCATCGCGCGCGAGAAGGCCACCCTGTTCGCCGCCGTGGGAAGCAAACCCACCGAGAAGGCCGCCATGTCCGCCTCCCTGACCACCTTCGGCGGCCTGCCCTGGGAGACCCCCAGCAACTTCCCCGGCCGCGGCCTGGTCATCACCTCCTACGACAACATCTCGATCTACCGGCAGTCCAACTCCCTGCGCCGCCAGATCGTCGACAACCCCAAGAAGGACCAGGTCGAGGACTACTCCAGCCGCAACGAGGGCTACGTCGTGGAGACCCCGGAGAAGTTCGTGGCCGTGGAGTTCGCCAACGTCCGCCTGCCCGACGGCGCGGCTGGCTGGGAGTAGGCCATGAGCCTCATGCGCACGCACCAGAAGCGCCTCGCGGCGTCCGGAGGCCCTGACGCGGAGTCCCTCTCCGCCGGGGCGCGGGTGCTCGGCATCATGCCCCAGGGCCTCATGGGCGGCAGCAAGCTCGCCGCCATGCTCGCCGCTTCGCTGGAGGAAGACCTCAAGGCCCTGCACGAGGTCGCGTCCGTGGAGCGCAAGGCCGCTCTCAAGCGCGACACCCTGCTGCCCAAGTACCGCGACTATGTCGCGCGGCTCATGGGGGAGGGTAAGGGCCACGAGCTGATCGGCTACTACGTGGTCTGGGCCTTCGACGCCGGGGCCATCGAAGAGGCCCTACAGGTCGCCTTCTGGTGCCTGGAGCACGGGCAGGATCTGCCCGAACGCTTCAAGTCGCCCATGGCCCTCTTCGTGGCCATGCAGACCCTCGCCTGGGCCGAGGCCGAGTACAACGCCGGGCGCGGCTTCGAGCCGTACCTGGGAACCGTGCTGGCCTCCATGGTGGCCGAGGGCGGCGATGCCGAAGCCTGGGACGTGCCCGACAGGATCAAGGCTGGCTACTACCGCCTTGTGGGCCTGCAGGCCGAGAAGACCGGAGACCTCGACGGCGCCGCCTCGAACCTCGAACGGGCCATGGCCCTTGGGGGCAAGGTCAAGACCGCGCTCGATGCCGTGCGCAAGCGGCAGGAGCGCGGCGATAAGCAGCTCAACTCCGCCGACGGGACCGGGGGCGCAAGCACCTCCGGCGCTCCCGGTTCCGAAGCGGAGACCACGGGGAGCTAGATACTCCTCTCGCCACCGGGGCTGTCCGGGCATAGGCGCTGCGCGGGTGCGCAGAGACGACCGAAGGCTACGGACAGCCCCAACCTGGAGGGCACTCGGACATGAGCTTCAACGCGCTGCCCCGCACCACGGCGACCACGGTGTTACAAGGTGACGGCTGGTACCCGGACATCCCCGTCGCCGAATTCGTCGACAGCTACAGGCTGCCCGCTGAATTCGGCGAGCCGCTCTTGTCCGACCATCTGTCCCTGGCCGTGCTGTGGACCCGCAGGCAGCTCTTGGCCTGGCGCGCGGAGCGCGAGACCGAAGGCGTCGCCAAGCTCGCGGACATTTCACTCTCCGGCGTCGCAGACGGTGCGGCCCTGCTCTACAAGCGCGCCGTGTTCTGCCACGCAAAGGCCCTGCTGCTCGGCCAGTTCGCCACGGTGGACCGGCGCGAGGCGGCGCGCAACGAGGCCAAGGAAGGGGCCGACACAGCCGCCACGTTCTACGCCTGGGCGCAGAACGCCATCACGGACTTGCTCGGCCAGGGTCGCACGGACGTAGCGCTCATCTAGGGGGACGGCATGAGAAAGATTTCCGCGCTCGTCGCCCACCTCCGGGGCGCAACCGGCCTCCCGCTGGAGAACTTCCACGCATACGCGGACAAGGGCGACGTGACTCCGTCCGGCCGCCACCTCGGCTCGGTCCTCTCGGAAAATGACGGCCCGGCGCGCGAACAGGTCGAGATCGGCGTCTGGAAGTACGACGCCGTGATCCAGATCGAACGCTACCCCGGCGACGGCCCGGCGCTGCTGGCCATCGTGCTCGCATGGCTGGCCGACGTGGATCTGGACCGGGACGGCCTGGCCGATCCCGAAGTCGATGCCGAAATCAACGACCTCCTCACGGCGGACCTTGAAATCGCCGTGGAGTTCGAGGAGCGCATCGTCATCATCGAAGACCCGGCCGGGGGCATTTCCTTTCGCGGTCGGCCCTGGAGCGTGCTGCCCACGCCGGACATCGCGGAAGCGCGTTCCGTCGCCCTGGGGAACGGCCATGCAGATTAAGCTCACGGCAGAGGTCGATCATCGCAGAGCTGCTCGCCTCGACAAGCAGCTTGATGCCCTGGGCGGCGAGATCAAGGACCGCATGAAGCAGGCGCGGAAGCTCGGGGGCTATGTCCGCACCCAGAGCAGGCGCAATATCCGCCGCCAGGAAACGGTCGAGGGCGCGCCCTTTGCCCCGCGCAAAAGGCAGCGCGCCGACCGGGCCATGCTCTCCGGCCTCGCCAAGACTGTGGAGGTCGTATCCCGGCCTGATCTGGGCGGGGTCGCAGTGACCTGGAAGAACGCCCTCACCGCAAAGATCGCCTACCGGCACCAGCAGGGCGTCGGCGAAGACTGGACCCCGGAGAAGGCCGCCAAGGTCTACGGCCGCCCGGACTACAAGGCAGCCTGCACCAGGAGCCAGGCCACGGCTCTCCTGCGGGTGGGCTACCGGCTCATGGTCCCCATGAAGGGCGGCGGAAGGCGGCCCATGCGGGTGACTGTGGGCTGGCTCGAATCTCGTTTGAGCCTTGGGCAGGCGGGAATCATCCTGCGGCTCATGCGCACGAAGAAGTCCCAGGGTGCGCAGTCGTGGCGCGACACAGTACCGGAACGGCCCTTCCTTGGAGTGACTCCGGGCGAGGCTGAAAAGATGTGCGAGAAGCTCGCCAAAACCGTGTTGGGCAAGGTGCCCAGATAAGGAGACCCCATGCTTGGACGCATACAGGTCAACAATCTCAACCTGATCCAGGGAGAGCTGCCCTCCGTCGAGAACTACTTCCTCTTCGTGGGGCGCGGCGCAGGCACCAACGAGGGCAAGCTCGTGACCATGAGCCAGGAAACCAACCTCGACGCCGTCCTGGGCGCGGCCGACTCCAACCTCAAAACCCAGATCCAGGCCGCCCGCCTGAACGCCGGGCAGAACTGGTTCGCCTGCGTTATCCCCCTGGCCGTGGACGCCACCTGGGAAGACGCCGTCGACTTCGCCATGGAGCGCACCTCCGTGGAGGCCATCGTGGTGACCGACCCGGTGACCGCCTCCACGGACGTGGAAGACATGCAGGCCAAGGCCGAGGCCATCATGGCCACGTACATGCGGCCCGTGTTCATCGTGGGCTGCTCGCGCAAGCCCCTGGTCACCGAGACCTGGGCGGAGTTCCAGGACGTCCTGCGGGCCATCACCGCCAATGTGGCGGCCGATCAGGTCTCTCTCGTGGCCACCCTGTGGGGTCCGGAGGTCGGCGCGTACGCCGGGCGGCTCGCCAACCGTTCCGTCACCGTGGCCGACTCGCCCATGCGCGTGGCCACCGGCCCGCTCGTCGGCGAGTGGTCCGACCGCCCCGAGGACAAGGACGGCCTCATCCTGGACATGTCCGTGCTCGATGCCCTGGACAAGGCCCGCTGGTCGGTGCCGCAGTGGTACCCCGACTACCCCGGCGTCTATTGGGGCGACGGCAACGTGCTGGACGTGCCCGGCGGCGACTACCAGGTCATCGAGAACCTCCGCGTGGTGCAGAAGGCCATGCGCAGGGTCTACCCGCTGGCCGTGGCCAGGATCGCCGACAGGCGCCTGAACTCTAGCCCGGCCAGCATCGCCGCCGCGAAGACCTACTTCATGCGCCCCCTGCGGGGCATGAGCCGGAGCCGCAAGATTCTCGGCCTGGTGTTCCCCGGCGAGATCGAACCCCCCAAGGACGCGGACATCGCCATCGTCTGGATGTCCAAGTACAGCGTGGAAATTTGGCTGACGGCCCGGCCTTACAACAGCCCCAAGGCCATCACCAACAACATCCTCCTTGATCTGACCAACTACGGGTAGGTGAACCATGGCCCAGCGCATCAGCGGAAAAAACTTCGACATTCGTCTCGGCGACCTCGCCATGAACATCAACAAGGCCACCCTTTCCATCGAGGACGGCACCGAGGTCGCGCTCGACAACGGCGTGCCGAACGGGTGGGTGGCTGGCGACACGAAGGCCTCCGGCGAGCTTGAGCTCGACGCGCAGGCCGTGTCCCTGGTCATGGAGGCGGCCAAGGCTGCCGGGAGCTTCCGCGAACTCGAAACCTTCGACATGCTCTTCTACGCCAAGACCGGCAGCGAAGAGGAGATGAAGGTCGAGGCCTTCGGCTGCAAGCTCTCCATCGACTCGCTGCTCGACGTGGACAAGAAGGGCGGGGAAAAGCACCTCACCAAGGTCAAGTACGTGGTGACCTCCCCCGACTTCGTGCGCATCAACGGCGTGCCCTACCTCTCCGCCGAGGAGACCGAGGGCCTGGTGCGCAGCGACGACGACGAGGGCGCCGACGGCACCAAGAACACCCAGGCCAACGGGTAGACCGTGGACTCCGCGGACATCGCATCCGAGCGCGAGGCGATCCACCGCGAGGAGTCTTTGGCGCGCGTGCGAAAGACGCAGGCCAGCGGCCCCAGCCGCGAAACATGCGAGAACTGCGGAGACCGCATACCCGAGGCCAGGAGACAGGCTGTGCCAGGCTGCCGCCTGTGCATACGCTGCCAGAAGGAGCGTGAGGAATGAGCGATCATCGTCTTGCCGGGAAGGGCGGCATGTCAAACCGCGAAGCCTGCTTCGCCTTCACAGTCATGAGGCCGGATACGGAGGGGGGCGCGAAGTACACCTGTCGGGCCGCCGCAGACGACCCCGGCGGCCCGACCAAGTACGGCGTGACCCTTGCGACCCTGCGCCGCTACCGGAGCGACCCCACACTGACCGCCGACGACGTGAAGGCGCTGACCGAGGAAGAGGCCCGCGCCATTTTCGAACAAGGCTACTACGACCACATCAACGCCGACCTGCTGCCCGCTCCGCTGGCCTTGATGGCCGTGGATTGGGTGTTTAACGGCGGCCCGGCTGTGAGACGGCTTCAGGAGCGCCTGGGGGTCAACCCTGACGGCGTGATCGGACCGCACACCGCTGCCGTGGCCAACTCGCTGTCGCCCGACCTCATGGGCGCGGTGATCAGCGCCTACGGTGCGGCCCGCCTTGAATACATGCAGGCGCTCCGCAACTGGGAAGCGAACAAGAACGGCTGGAGCACCCGCGTTCATGTCTGCATGGACGAAGCGCGCAAGCTCATCAACGAGGAGGGGTAGGCCATGGGATTCGACTGGAAAGCAACCCTTGCCGCCGTGGCCCCGGCCATTGGCACGGCCATCGGCGGTCCGTTCGGCGCTCTGGCCGGGACAGCGGTCAAGGCCGTGCTCGGGCTCGGTGAGGACTCCACGGAGGAGGCCACGGCCCAGGCGCTTGCCAAGGCCACGCCGGAGCAGCTCCTTGCCCTCAAGCAGGCCGACAACGAATTCAAGCTCAACATGCAGAAGCTCGGCATCGACCTGGCCAAGATCGACGCCGAAGACCGGGCGAGCGCCAGGCAGCGGGAAATGGAGGTCCGGGACTGGACTCCCAGAGCCCTTGCCGTCGGCCTCACCCTCGGCTTCTTCGGCCTTCTCGGGTGGCTCGTGGCTCACGAACCGCCCGCCGGATCGCGGGACATCCTGAACATCATGCTCGGCTCGCTCGGCACTGGCTGGATCACGATGCTGGCCTACTACTTCGGCTCCAGCAAGAGCGGCGACAGCGCCATCAAGACGCTCGGCGCGCAGGCGGGAAAATGACCACGCCGGTCGAGGCCTCGGACGCGCTCATGAGGGCCGGGTCGTATGTCGCTGGCGCTCTGCCCCTGCTGCTCCTGGCTGCTCTGGGCGGCGTCGTGCGCTCCATGCAGGCTGGCCGGTGCGGTCTCAAGGCCGTGGCCTACGCCGCCATCAGCGCCGGTTTTGCCGGAGTACTGGTGCATCTGCTCCTGCAGTCCTCCGGCCTGCCCATGGGGCTCCAGGCAGCCATGGTGGGCATCAGCGGCTACGCCTCCGGAGAGCTGCTCAAGATCATGGCCGTGCGCCTGTGCAGGTGGGCCGACAGCGCGTTGCCCTGCAAGGATCATGGCGACCACCAGGGCTAACGGCACCACAAAACCGAAACACGAGAGGAAGGACCAAATGACCAAGACCATCAAGCTCAAGATCGACGGCAAGCTCATCGCGTTCAACGTGGATGCCGCGGCCTACGACAAGTACCTGAACGAGCTGATGCCCAGCAACAAGATCGCCCCCGCGCGCAACTTCCTGCTGCGCACCGTGGCGGCGGAAGACCGCGAGGCCCTCAAGTCCGCACTGGAGAAGCCGAGCATGGGCCTGCAGATCGCAGGCAAGCTCGTCGAGGAGTTCACCCCGGACATCGAGATCGAGCTGGGGGAGTAGAGGCGCGGGCCGCGGCCATCGGCGAGAGCGGGCTGTCACAACTGCTGACCCTGTCCCGCCGGTGGTTTCCGGGCCGCGAGCCGGACGGCGAGGCCATGGCCGAGGCGCTGTTCCTGGAACAGGATTATTGGGAGAAGATGGCCACCGCCGTGGCCAACGGCATAGCAAGAGCGTTCAGGGGGTAGGGAATGGCGACGCGACTGGAACGGCTCATGTTCGCCATCGGCATGCGCGACGAGGCTTCCAGCAAGATGGGCAAGCTGCGCAAGGCCATCACCGGCATGACCGAGACTGTGCATGACCAGTTTCTGCGCGTCGGCACCGGGGCTATGGGGGCCTATTCGCAGGCCCAGGGCATCCACCAGCTGGTGGCCCCGGCCATCGACCTCAACCGGGCCATGGGTGAAGTGTCCAGCCTGGACGTGGACAATTCCTCGCTGGCCAGCCTGCAGGCGTCGGCGAAGCAGTTCGCCATGGACTACGGCGGCTCCGCGGCCGACGTGGTGCGCGCCTCCTACGACATTCAATCGGCCATCGCCGGGTTGAAGGGCAACGAGCTGGGTACATTCTCCGTGGCCTCCGGCGTGCTCGCCCGCGCCACGAAGGCCGACGTCGGCGTCATCACCAGCTACATGGGCACCATGTACGGCATCTTCAAGGACCAGGCCGACCGCATGGGTAAGGCGCAATGGGTCGAACAACTCACCGGCCAGACGGCGCTCGCCGTGCAGATGTTCAAGACCAAAGGCCCGGAGATGAGCGCCGCCTTCACGGCCTTGGGCGCCAACGCCAAGGCAGCGGGCATCGCCGCCTCCGAGCAAATCGCCATCCTGGGCACGCTGCAGTCCACCATGGGCGGCAGCGAGGCCGGCACGAAGTACAAAGCCTTCCTGGCCGGTGTGGGCAACGCACAGAAGGAGCTGGGGCTCAAGTTCACCGACAAGGGCGGCAACATGCTGGGCATGGTGGCCATCCTCGACAAGCTGAAGGGCAAGTTCGGAGACACCCTCAACGTCGCCGAATCGGACGCGCTCAAGAAGGCCTTCGGTTCGGACGAAGCCGTCAGCCTCATCAAACAGCTCATGACGGACAGCACGGGCCTGGCCAAGAGCATAGACTCCCTCGGCAAGGTCCAAGGAATGGACAAGGCGCGGGAGATGGCCTCCAAAATGACCGACGTTTGGCATAAGGGGTCCGGGGCCATCGGCGTGCTCGCCGCGTCCTTCGGGCAGCAGCTCCTGCCGCCGCTTGAGAAGCTCGTGGGCAAGGGGGTCGACGTCATGAAGACCATGGTGCGCTGGATCGACATCGCCCCGAATCTGGCCCGCTGGATCGGGTACGGGGCCATCACCGTCATGGCCCTGGCCGCCGTCATGGGGGTGCTCTCCGCGGCCATAGCGATCAACAAGATCGCCTGGCTGGCCCTGGGCGGGCCGGTCCGGCTCGCCGTCTCGCTCTTCGGCCTGCTGCGCAAGCTGACCTTCCTGCAAACGGCGGCGACGTGGCTGCTCAATACCTCCCTGTACGGCTGCCCCATGATCTGGGTCGTCATCGGCGTCGTGGCGCTGATCGCCGCCGTTGGCGCGCTGATCTACTGGTGGGACGACCTCAAGGCGGCATTCCTGGACACGTCCTGGGGCAAGGCCATTATGGCGACCATCGACTCCCTCATGGCCCCGTTTAAACTTCTGGGCGAGACGTGGGATTGGATCTCCCAGAAGTTTGGCTTCAGCAGCTCTACCGAGGTGACAGCCAAGGCCCAGGCTGCAGCACGGTCGGCGGAAATCCCGAAGGCCCCGGCCATGCTTTCCTCCATCAACGCGCCGCGCTCCTCGGAGATCCCCGTGGGCGGCGTCCTGGCCAACAACTCCACACTAAACCGTTCCAACTCGCGGCAAACGACCATCGGCAGCGTGACCATCCACAGCGAGCAGCCCATGACCTCGGGCCAGCTTGACGAGTGGGCGGCCCTGCAAGCGGGGTAAGGCATGGCGGACTACATCGACCTGCGCATCACCAAGGACGATCTGACCCTGGACGCCGGGGGCAACCCCGTGCTGCTGGATGGCCGGGCGTCCATCGCCCAGGACATCATGCACATGATCCGGGAGTCGGGCCTGCTGGTGGAGATCATCGCCAACCGCGACGCGCGGAAGCGCCGCGCGAACATCGTCAAGATCACCATCGCAGTGGACGACGACGAGCGGATCGTGCCCGGCACCGCCGTCATCAAGGAGTCCTCCCCGGGCGAGTACTGGCTCACGGCCCGAACGGTCAAATATGGCGACATGAGCCTGCAACTGGAGGCTTAGATGGCCAGCACCCAAGACATCGCCAAAGAGCTGTTCACCACGATGCTGCGCGAGTCCGGCATGCCGGTCACGCAAGACGAGATGCAGGCCGAGTGGGACGTCATCAACACGGCCCAGGGCAGCCTCATCACCAACAGCAGCGCCTGGAGCCCGTTCTGGCGGCTCATCTCGGCCATCGTCACGGCGCCCGCCCTATGGCTCGTCTCGTTGCTGGTGGGCACGGCCCTGCCGAACACCTTCCTGCGCTTCGCCTCCGGCGCCTGGCTCGACATCTTTGCCTGGGGCGTCGACGTGCTGCGCAAGCAGGCCACCAGCGCCCAGGGAGCGTTGCGGTTCACGCGCTCATCCGCCGCGGGCACCATCACCATCCCGGCCGGGACCGTCGTGGAATCGCCGGAGCTTTCCGGCATGACCTACGCCGTGGCCACCATCGCCGAGGCGGTCATCCCGGAGGGGCAGCTCTCCCTCGACGTACCCGTGCAGGCCGAGCAGCCGGGCGTGGCCTACAACCTCGGGCCGGGGTACTACTCCATCATGGCCAAGCCGGTGCCAGGCATCGTCTCCGTGACCAACCTGGCCGACTGGCTGACCTCTCCCGGCGCCGACGTGGAGGACGACGAGGCCCTGCGCCTGCGCGCGCGGAATCAGTTCGCCGCCGTCGGGCAATACCACCACGACGCGGCCTACAAGGCCCTGATCGCGAAATACGCTGGCATCCGCATTGACTACCTCTTCTTCGAGAAGGACGGCCCGCGCGGCCCCGGCACGGCGAATTGCCACATCATGATCGAGAGCGGCATCCCCTCGCAGGAACTCATCGAGGCCATTAACGCCCACATCCTGGACTCCGGGAACCATGGGCACGGCGATGACATGCTCTGCATGCCCATCGGCGCCCTGCCCGTCGACCTCGCGGTCGCGGTGTTCCCCGTCACGTCCGCGAGCGAGGAACGGGTGACGGCGCTGCTGCAGGCGGTCGAAGACCGCATCCGGTGCGCCTTCCGCGAGAATACCGCCTTCACGGTGACGCGCACCCTGCCCCTGTCCAGGTTCAGCTTCTCGCGCCTGTCCGAGGAACTGCACGCGGGCCTGCCCGATCTGCGCAGCGTGGAGTTCGGGCGTGAGGACATCGTCGCCTATCTGCAACTCCCCACCCTGGGCGACCTGTCCATGACGCTCGGAGTCGAGTCGTGAGCGACGCCCCCACCCCCAAGCTCCCCTTCTGGATGGAAGGCGCGGAGACCGGGGCCTTGGCTGCGGCCGCGCGGGAATGGTTCTCCAGGCTCGGCCAGGCGGCCACGCTGCCAGCCCGCCAGCTCGACCCGCTCACCTGCACCGGCGCCATCCTGGACCTGCTGGCGTGGCAGCGCAACGTCACACGCTACAAGGGCGAGCCCGAGCGCGCCTACCGGCTGCGCGTGGCCCACGCCTACGCCAACGCCAAGGACGCCGGAGGCGTGGCTGGGTGGGGCCGCATCTTCCAGCGCCTGGAGGTGGGCGGCGTCTCCCTGGAAGAGCGCATGGCCGGGCAGGATTGGGACGTGGTCGGCGTCGTGCTCTCCGATGATGACCTTGCCGCTAATCAGCGCCTGGTCGAGATCATCATCGAGGAATACGGCCGGACCTGCCGCCGCTACCGGCTCGTCTCCAGGCAGCGGGCGGACATCGCCGCCAGAATTTTCGCCTTCGACAATGACCACATGACGGTCTGCGCGGTCATGCCCCCCCTGTCCCTGGGGGTGCGCCTCGCGGCCTTTGACGACAACCACAGCACCGTGGAGGCCCGCCAATGAGCATCTGCATCACCCAGGCCGGAGAGGCCCTCATCGCCAGCCTGCAGGCCCAGGGCCTGCCCCTGGTCATCGACACCATGATCTTCGCCAACGTGCCCGGCCTGGACCCGGCCCAGGCCGCCGACAGAGCGCAGGCCGTGCCCGCCGCGCATGTGGTGCATAACGCGGACATCCCCGCGGAGTACCGGGCCTTCGTGAACCCCAACCAGGTCGTCTACTCCGTGCTGCTCGGGTCGGACGTGGGCGACTTCACCTTCAATTGGCAGGGCCTGTACTGCTCGGCCCACCAGACGCTCATCGCCGTGGCCGAGCTGCCCGCCATCGAGAAGCGGGCCAACGACGAGGGAACGAACACGCCGGGCAACAACCTGACCCGCAACTTCCTGCTCCAGTTCACCGGCGCGCAGGTGCTCACCGGCCTGACCGTGGAGGCGGAGGTCTGGCAGCTCGACTTCACCGTGCGGCTCAAGGGCATCGACGAGCGCGAGCGCCTCTCCAACCGGGACATTTACGGCCGGGACGCGTTCCTGGGCGACGGCTGGCTCCTGGTGCACGCCGCTGGCGCCTACCACTTCGAGCCCGGCACGGGCTACGTGGAGGGCATCCGCGCGGCCCTGGCCGGCCAGCTCCCCGCCGTTCCCGCGCCCCTGCCCTGCGACGTGTACCTGGACGTCTGCCTGGCCCCCCAGGGGTCCGACGTCGTCACCCTCGGGACCCCGCGCTTCGTGGCCCAGGGAGCGGGCCTGCCGGACTACGCGGAAGGCGCGCCCTTCCACACCCCGCACTACTGCGCCCAGATCGCCCACGTGGCGGCCGACGGCACGGTCACGGACCTGCGGCCGAAGACGGTGCCTGTGGTGGAACAGCCCATCGATGCCCACAACACCGACCCGGAGGCCCACCCGAACCTTCTGGCCACCACCGCTGCACCGGGGCTTGCCCGCATCGCCACCAGGGCGGATGTCTTGGCCGGGGTGGGCAACAACACCATAGTCACGCCGGAAGACCTGGCGGCGGCACTTACCGCCGCTCCCACCGTAGAGGAGGGGTACTTCGACGGCGGCTCTGTCATTCCGGCCATTACCGACGGCGCGGCCTTGGCCGTGGTCGAGGATGGCGCGAACAAGCTGACGCGCAATGTCCTGTCGTTCCCCGGCGCGGTCAAGGACACACACGGCTTCTTCAACTTCCGCGCGCCCAGCAACTGGGACGGCGAGATGGTCCGGGCCAAGGTTCTCTGCAAAGGCACCGCAGGATGCTCGGCCGGAGACGACATCCGCTTCTACTTGGCCTGCGCGGCCGTGGCCCCCGGCGAAAATTTGGACGTTGCGCTGGGCGTTGCCGTCACCATGGATGGCGACGTGGTCGACGCGGACAAGCTCATCGAATCCTCGACCAGCGCGGTGCTGAACCCCTCGGGCACCCCGGCCGCCGGGGACTTGCTGCGCTTTCGCCTGTCGCGCGATCACGACTACGGCGCACAACCTATGGCCGAGCCCGCCGAACTCGTCGGCATCGTGCTGCAGTTTGGCATCATCGGAAACATCGCCGCCTGGGCGTAGGGGAGGGGCTATTATGTTCTTGTGCCATAGTTCCGGTGCTGCCGCGCGCGGCCTACCGGTGTTCCTTCCTGTCACCGAAGACAAGGCGACCCCCGAAACGTTCGTGCTCAATGTCAAAGGCGTGGCTGGAGCCAATGAGATCGGAGCTGGGGGAGGCGTCCCCGGAGCGGATCAGGTGTTGACGCAATTCGGCGGCCTGGCTGGCGTGGTTGACGGTTTTCGCCAGGTGGCTGCGGGCAGAGGCCTGGCCTGCACGGCAGCCTTGTTGGCGGCGCTTTTGAACGGCGAAGAATGGACCATGATGTTTTATTTGAGGGGACTCGCCTTCGGTGCCAACATCAACCGCCTCAATTATTTACAGGGTACCGCCATTCTCGATTTTGACATGGAAGGGACCGGGCACTGGTGCCCGCAGATTGCTGGTTATACCAACGCTTTTATCTCGAACATGACGACTCTGCCCATTGCAACGCCCTCAAGCAACTTATGGGCTGCATTGTGGCGTAAAGCCGGGAATACGCACTTCGGGTTCACAACCGCAGGTTCTGCCATTGTCCCACCCACCGGTTGGGACTCTATCCCCGAGCTTCAGCGCTCTGTTGCCGTCAACTGCGGGAACTACTCCGGTGAGACCTGGGGCACACTCCGAGACCTGATCGGCTATTCAACCACGAACACCACATACGGGATCGGCTCCATCGTTATCAGCAAGATCGGCCTCCAGGCCGCGCCCGTGTAGGGAGGGGAGATGCAATACACAGAGTTCGACTTGACAGACCTCGGCTATGTGGACGGCGAGGGCAAGCCCCTGGCCAGCATCGCCGGGCGCGACAACCAGACCGACCCCTTCCGCCACCTCGGATATGAGGGCTACCCTGCCGCCGCTGTGCGCTGCATTGATGTGCCCGGCGACATCAAGACAAAGACCCTGGCCATCCTTCCTGATGGTGAGCCGCTGCCCGAGGATGGGACCGTGGTCCTGGTCGACGACGTGGTCGACCTGCTGGTGGCCGAGTACGGCTGGCCCGAGGGCACCACGCTGGCAGAAGGCATTCCGGTTGAGCCAGAGCGGAGGCTGTAGGCCATGGGCGGCTTCTACGAAGACTCCCATCAGGCGGCCTAGCGCATGCAGTTCTGGCAGGGCATTACCTTCACCCCACCGGCCGCGGTAAGCGACATCGCCGCCGGGCTTGCCGGGCATCTCACGGATGCCCAGGAGGCGCTTGCGCAGGGCGCGCAGGCGCTCCAGGGGCTGTCCCTGCCGGAGCCTCCCCCGTTCATCGGGAGCGCGGACGAGCTGCGCGAAAGCGCAGGCGCGCTGCTCTCCTCGCAGGCGCGCTACCTCGCGGTCACGCCGTACCTGCAGGGCATCGGCACCATGCGTGGCGACCAAGCCTTCCTCACGCCGCAAAAGGCCATCGAGGTCATTGGCTCGCGCATGCTCGAGGACGCGATCAGCGCGGCCACCGACGGCGTCATTCCGTCGTTTGACACCGGGCTGGTCATGCTGGTCATGGCCGCGCAAGAGCCGGGGCAGCTTGCGAATGCGCTGAACGGCTTCAACACGGTGTTCCCCATCCCGGAGCTGCGCCAGGCGGAGCGCAGGGCAAAGGCCTTGGCCACCATTGAGCTGGACAAATTCAAGATTCCGGAGCTGCCAAAGTTCCCCCCATGGGGGAACGCCGCCCCGGAGCGGAGCGCGACCGGCCTGGCTGTGGCCCGCGCCCTGGGCGGGCAGCTCGCCATGGCGGAAGGGCTGGAGGCGGCCAAGGTCTCGCCGACAGCGAGGCTCGCGGAATTCACCTCCAAGCTGTCCACGGCCGCGGCGCAGCGGCAGCAAGACCTGCAAGACCTGGCCGAAGGCATGACCGGGGCGAGCGACGCCTGGCGCGGCATCTACCTTGAGGGGGCGGTGGCCACCCTGGCTCCGCTGCTCGCGAAATTCGCGCCACCCATGGACGATTCCTTCAAGTGTTGCGTGAGTGTTTGCTGGTACGGGACCAAGAGCCAGGTGGCCTACTTCAAGGAGGCCTTCGGCCTGACGAACCCCCTGGAGGGAATCCTGTGAGCTTCCTGCTACTCGATGACTTCACCGTGCCCGGCTATGGCCTGCAGGCGTCTCTCTCGAACAAGTTCAAGGACGAGGACGCCTCCGGCGAGACCTCGTCGACCTCCACGGCCAAGAAGGGCACCAAGGGCAAGCGGCTGGAGTGCAAGATTTACATCCGCTTCAAGGACGAGGCGGACCTTCGCGCCCTGACGCGGGTGGCCGAGCAGACGAGCGGCGGCGACAACAAAGTCTACGCCATCACCAACCGCACGGCCAACGCGGCCGGGATGCGCCAGGGGCGCTTCAGCGGCGACTTCAAGGCCGACGAGCAGGAGGGGAAACGCTGCTGGCTCGTGTCCTTCACCATCGCCGAGCACATCTCCGTGCCGGAGCGGGCGGAATCCCGCGAGACGCCGAAGACGGCGGAGGCACAGCAAAGCGAAGGCGAGACCGTCGCTTCGTCGACCACGAGCGGGGCGAAGCCGGAGCTGTCCTGGTTCGAGAAGAAGCTCAAGGCCGTCAATGACGCGCTAGGCGACTATGACGCGGGGGGCAAGTAGTGCGCCTACTCAAGCGCCTTGAGATCGACGGGGCCGAAGTCCCCCTCGTCTCCGAGGAAATCCGGCTCGACCTCGACAGGCCCGGCCGGGCCATCTTCCAGGTGCGTGCGGAGGCGGAGCTGTCCGGGCGGGTCACGTTCGCCCTGGGCTGGCATTTCGCGGACACCCTGACGCTCTTCTTCACCGGCGAGGTGGAGAGGAGCACGGCCGTGGACGCCACACAGCAGCGGCTGTTCTGCCGGGAGCTTTCGGGCCGGCTCGACGCGCAACACCCCCTTTCGCTGCGCCACCCCACCCTGCGCGAGGTGCTCGCGGCCTATGCGGAGCGCACGGGCCTGCGCTTCATCCTGCCGGACAAGCCTTACGCCTCGAAGCGCGTACCCGCGTTCTACGGCCTCGGCTCCGGCTATCACGGCATGGCCAGCATCGGCGACGTGTTCGGCATCGAGGACTTCATCTGGCAGGCCCAAGGCGACGGGGCCGTGTTCGTCGGCTCATGGGCCGATTCGCGCTGGCCAGCCACGCCCGTGAGCCTGCCCCAGGAATTCTTCACCCGCGTGACGTCCGGGATGCAGACCGTGACCTGCGTTCCGGGCCTGCGCCCGGGCGCGGTGCTCAACGAGCGCCGGGTGACGTCCGTGCGCCTGGCCGGGCACCAAATGGAGGTGGCATGCAAGACGCCATAAAGGCCGCGGTGCTTAAGCTCTTCCCCGAGCTGTCCGGCGGCCTGCACCTGGACCGCTATGCCCGCGTGGTGGCCCTGGCCGACCAACCGGGCGAGGGCGTGAGCTGCGAGCGGTTCCGGCCCCGCTACGCCGTGGACGTGCAGATACTCACGCCGGACATGGAGCCGGACCCGGCCTTCCCGCTCTATACGGCCGTGCCTCTTCCCGTGCCCGCCGGGGCTGGCCAGGAGTGCGGCGCGTTCGCCTTCCCGGAGCCGGGCGCCCTGGTGGTCGTCGGCTTCGCCTACGGCCGCCCGGACCATCCTATCATCCGGCAGGTCTACCCCATGGGCGTCTCGCTCCCGGCCGTGGCGCCGAAGGAGTTCCTGCTGCAGCAGTCCCCGACCGTGCTCCAGCGCGCGGACGCCGAGGGCAACTGGACACGGCTGACCGACGCGGCCATCACGGACGATTCCATGTCCCGGCTGGTGCGCACCGTGTCCAGCGTGAGCGAGATCGCGCGCGAGCTGGTGAAGGTTTCCGAGCACTCGACCCTGGAAGTCGGCGGCATGTACACCGTTGAGGTCGGCACGGTCATGTCCCTGCTGGCCGGGCTGCGCGCCGACCTCGGGACGCTCGGGGAGCTCAACCTCACCGCGGGAGGCGACTCGACGCACTCCACGGCTGGGAACGCGGCCGAGACCGTCGGCAAGGATCAAAGCTGCATCGTGAAGGGCTCGCGCACCGTCAATGTGACCGGTGCGCAGGCCACCACGACGGGCGGCGACCTGTCCGAGACGGTCGGAGGAGAGAGCACCGAGCAGGCCCAGGGGGACAAGAGCATCACGGCGCAGGATATCTTCCTGCAGGCGCGCGGCAAGCTCACCTGTACGGCGGCCATGGGCGGCATCAGCCTCTTCGGCGAGATCATGGCCGCCCTGGGGGATATCCGCGAGGCGCTGGTGATCCTTTCGTCCCACACACACCCGCAGGCTGGCGTCATAGACCAGGGCGGGGCCGTGGCCGACGAGGCCACCTCCCTGGGCGGGCACATCGGCAACCTCGGGAGCGCGGCGAACTAGACTAGTTGCGCCCCACCCCTTGACATCCGAACCGACCTAGGGCAGACAGCCCTACAGGTGCTAGTAACACCTTCAGCCCAGGACGGTCCACACCCGTCAGTCTTTGTGGATTTTTTGTTTTCAGGCCAGAATGGCCCCTCGGTCATCAGCCGGGTGTGGGACGAATACAAGACCCGCAAGGGGAACACTCCCGCCGCTCCTGGGCGGTTACTAGCACCCGGTTCTCGCCGATAGTACGGCGTGGGCCACTAGTTAACCCCAGGAGACCCACCATGACCACGCCCAGCACGACCACGCCCAGCACCACGCCCGCCCCCATGACCAGCATTCCCGCCGACGTTTCCGAGCACGCGTGCAGCCTCGCCCGCGAACTGGACGCCCTGCTCGAAAGCGTCGAGTTCGTTTCCCGCTACATGCCCCGCTGCCCGGAGCATGCGTGGCTGCGGGAGGTTTACGAGTACGTGGAAGAGTACCACGAGAGCCTGGAGGCGGCCATCACGGACTACCCCACGCAGTCCGTCCTGCCGCTCATCCTGGGGCAGATCAGCAGCACGTTCGCGCCCGTCCCGAGCCTGCTCACCGCCATGGCCCCGTTCCACCCGCAGGAGACCGGGGTGGCCCTGGGCTATCTGGCCACCCGCTTCGATGACATCATCACCAAGGCGCTGCGCCTGGGCGCGTTCCTGCTCAACGCCCCCCGGCCCTGCCCCGTGCCGCACGAGGAAACCACGGGCGACGCCGCATAAGCAACAGCCTATCCGGGCCGACAAGGGCCACGATACAGGGCGACCGTGACACACATCATGGTCGCCCTTTTTTGTCGCCCTGCGGCCTGCCAGGAGACCGGCAGGGACTGCATCGGCATCGAGCTGTCCGAGGAGTACTTCGAGGTCGCGCGGCGTCGCCTGGAGGTGGCGTAGCGCTCTAGCCTTGCGCTGCCTCGCGCAGCCTTCTGGCGCCCCTGCCCCCTGTGGCCGACGGTACAACCGTCGGCCACTTCCGTTTTTCGCCCCGGCCCAGGCCATTCCGGCCGCCTTCCACCTCGCCCTGCCCCAGGCGCCGCCTCTGCGAGCAAAAGAACGCGGCCTCCGGGAAAAAATCACTCCTCCGCACCAAACCTTCGGGGTTTTCGAGGTCGTTTTTGCAACCCCAGGCCCCGGCGCAAGGGGGGACGGAGCGCCTAGCCCGTAGCGCCGGGAAGCGCCCCCGGCACGTTGCGCAGGAAGCGAGGAAACGCAAGGGCTGGCAAGCTCATCGCGCTGACGAGCGGAGCCAGACTGCGCGCAACCCCCTAAATGCCAAAGCCTTTTAAAGTAGGGGCGGCACCGTCGGGGGTCGAACTCGCAGCACGGGACAAAACGCCCCACACTAGGCCGACAAACCGGGGCGTTACGCCCTAGGCAGGCAGCATCCCGCGGGCCTTCGCCTCCTGCACCATATTCCACAGCATGGTCGGAAAGTCCGTGCCCAGGACGTCGGCCATGCGGTAGGCCTCGTCGAGCGTCAGCTTGCGCTTGCGCTTCTCGAAGTCTCGGCAACTGCGCCACAGACGAATGCCCGACGCAGCTCCGAAGACCCGCCTGCCGAACTCCGAATGCGACAACGGCGATGCATCAACCCGTTCCGCCATGAGGGTGATGAACACCCGCTCAAAACTATCGGTGTTTTCCATAGCTTACCTATACAGGATAAAATGCCCTAGAAAAATCTGACAAAATGCCCTTGACACCCTAGGGCATTTTGCCCCATGTAGGCACCATGAAAAACGCACTCGCAATCCATCTCCATCGGCTGGCCCGGCAGCACGGCTCATGGAGCCGAGTCGCCGAGGCCCTGGGGCTCGACCCGCGCAACCTGCGCAGAAACCGGAACAAACTCATGAACCAGCCCACAAGGCGGGTGCTGATCCTCGCCGGAAAGCACCTCGCGCTGCGCCTGCTGCTGCGCGAACTGCGCTCCTCCGGGGCCGTCACCCCAGGGCAAATCAAGGCGGCCTGCAGGCGTGTGTCCATGACGAATCCCCCTAGCGAGTAGCGACGGGAAGCACCACGTAGGTGTCCAAAACGAGGAGCGGACAGCATGATCGAAACAGAAGCCAGACCCCTGCATCACCTTGACGCCATCGACGCCTTCAAGCTGGCCATCGAAAAGAGCAACAAGCCTCTCCCCGAGATCGCAAAGGAGATGGGCTGGAAGCCGTTCTTCGTGAAGCGCGTGTTCAGCGCCGAGAAGTTCTTCCCCTCCGTGGAAGACATCCCGCGCTTTTGCGCAGTTCTCGGCAATCAGGTCATCATCCACTGGCAGCTTTCCCGCGCCACCTTCTACGGCCTGGACGAAGCGCACCAGGACGTGGACTGCAACGCGCTCCTGCGCCGCGTGAACGATTTGTTCGCAGAGGTCGGCGACGTCGCGGCCGAGGCCCGCACGAGCACCGCCGACAACAAGCTGGAGCCCATCGAATGCCGCCGCCTCATCAAGGAACTCTCCGACGTGCTCGACCGTGGCATGTCCCTCGTGGCTGACCTGCGGGCACTGGAGCGGGCGAATGCCTAGCCCAGGGCGGATCGACATCACCCCGGACGAGATCATCCGGGCCTTGCTGACGGACTCGCGCTACGAGTTCAGCCAGGCCGGGGACTACCTCCGCAAGGGGGTCTGCCCAGGCTGCGGGAAGCGCACCCTCTACGTCGGCAAGCAACACCCCTGGGTGCTACGCTGCGAGCGGCTCAACAAGTGCGGCTTCGAGGCCTCCGTGCGGGAACAACTGCCCGCCGTCTTCGCCGACTTCGCCAACCGCTACCCCCCGACCGAGAGCAACCGCGACGCCACGGCGGAAGCCTACCTCGGCCTTGACCGCGGCTTCGACCTCTCGCGCATTCGCGGCTGGTACGAGCAGGCGGCCTGGGCCGTGCCTGGCACGACAGACCACGTGCCCACGGTGCGCTTCTACCTGGACGCCGCCCGCACCCGGTATTGGGAGCGGCTCATCGGGCGGACCAAGAAGGACGGCCAGAAGGCCCACTTCGGGGGCAAGCGCAAGGAAGACGGCACGCTCTTCCAGGGCAACGTGTGGACGCCGCCGGGGCAGAAGCTCGCCAAGGGCGACCGCTGCTTCATGGTGGAGGGCATCTTCCACGCCATAGCCCTGCACCATGCGGGCCATAAGGCTGCTGCGCAGTTCTCGTGCAACCACTTCCCCGAGGCCTTCGTCGCGGAGAACAAGGGCAAGGGCGTCCACTGGGTCGTCGCCCTGGACTCGGACCCGGCCGGGAAGAAGTACGCCCGCACCCACCACAAGCGGCTCAAGGAGCTGGGCGAGCTGGCCACCGTGCTGCTTCTGCCCGAGGCCAAGGATTGGGATGACCTCTGGCGCGAGGGGCGCATCGAGCCCGCCTTCATCTCCGAGCGCCTCTACCACGGCCGCCTCTTCATGGCCGAGACGGTCGAGGAAAAGGCCTACCACTACTACGTGCGCAACCGGCGCATGTCCTTCATCCTGGACTTCCGCAACGCCCTGTACTCCATCACCATGCCCGCGGCCTTCGAGAAGGAGCTGGCGGCGGAGAGCATGGGGATCGAGGTGACGGCCGCAGCGCGCAAGGAGCAGGCGACAAGCGAGAACCCCATCGAGGAGTTCCTGAACTCGGTCGCAGGCCGCCAGCTCTTCAGCCGCCACTGCCAGGTCGAACAAATCTCGAACGTGCAGCCGCGCTTCCTCTACATGGAGCGCGACGTGGTGATGGAGGAACAGCGCTACGTCTTCGGCATCTCCTACGCCAACGGCCAGCCCGACGACCTCATCGCGCTCGAAGGCACGGCCATCACCAGCCCAGACGCCTTCCACAAGGCCCTGCTCAACCGCTCGCGCGGCGGCACCTTCGACGGCGACATGCGCCAGCTCAAGATCCTGCGCGACCGCTGGCTGAACAAGCGCATGACCACGGTGCAGGCCCTGCCCTTCGTGGGGTACGACCGGGACGCCGGGGCCTACATCTTCCAGAAGCACGCGTGGCACAACGGCCGCAAGATTCCGGTGAACGACAACGGCTACTTCGACATCAACCGCGTGGGCATCAAGACCGTGCTCAACGGCGTGTACATCCACACCGACGGCAAGTTCGACCCGAGCTGGATCAAGCCCTTTGCCAAGGCCTTCCACTGGCAGGGGCTGGCCACGCTGGCCTTCTGGCTGGGCTCCCTCTTCGTCCAGCAAATCCGGGCGCGGCACAAGACCTTCCCCTTCCTGGAGCTGACCGGCGAGCCCGGCGCGGGCAAGTCGACCATCCTGGAGTTCCTGTGGAAATGCGTCGGCCGCGAGGACTACGAGGGCTTCGACCTGCTCAAGTCCACCCCGGCCGGGCGCCGCCGCGCGTTCTCCCAGGCGTCCAACCTGCCCGTGGTCATCATTGAGTCCGACCGCGACAACGGCGACAAGGACTCCAAGCAGAAGCAATTCGGTTTCGACGAGGTGAAGCCGTTCTACAACGGGCGCGGCACAGGCACCCTGGGCGTGGCCCGGCGCAGCAACGACGTGGAGGAGCATCTGTTCCAGGCCTCGCTCTTGATCTCGCAGAATGCGGAGGTCGACGGCTCCGAGGCGCTCCTGCAGCGCATCGTGCATTGCCACGCGGACAAGGCGCACCACAAGGCGGGCACGCGCGATGTCGCCCGCTGGTTCGAGCGCCAGACCGCGGCGGACGTGGGGGGCTTCCTGGGCGCGGCCCTGGCCAGCGAGAGGAAGATCCTGGAGGCCTACACCGAGGCCTTCGAGCGCATGGAGGCCAACTATGCCGCAGCCGAGGGGCTCCGGATGGAGCGCATCATCAAGAACCATGCACAGATTGCGGCCTGCGGCGAAGCCCTTGCCGTCCTGTTCCCGGACATGCAGGGCCACCTGCAGGAGGGGCTGACCGAGTATCTCTACCTGCGCGCCAAGTCCAGGGAACAGCGCCTGGCGGCAGACCATCCCTTGGTCGAGCAGTTCTGGGAGGTCTTCGAGTACATGTCCAACGCACGGCACAAGGGCGATGGCAGCATCCTTGACCACTCGACCAACCCCGACATCCTTGCCATCAACCTGAACCACTTCCGCGAACTGGCCCAATCCGCTGGCCAGCCCATCATCGACCTGCAGCAGGTGAAGAAGCTGCTGCCCCACACCCGGCGCTTCAAATTCATCGAGGCCAACCGGACCGTCCGTTCTTGCATCCTGGACAAGCCAATCAAGTGCTGGGTCTTCCAGCGCAAATAGGGAGGAGAAACACATGGCAAAGGTCAAGATCGAACTCACCCCCGAACGTGTGGCCGCCTACGAGGCCGCCATGGCCCGCATCGTGGGAGTCACCGGCGCAACCACCCAGGTGCGGCTGGCCGAGGTAATCGAAGTCCGGCAGTCCTCGATCTCCGACGCCAAGCGCCGGGCGAGCATTCCGCCGGAGTGGCTGCTCAAGCTCATGCGCTCGCACCAGGTCATGCCCGACTGGGCTCTCACCGGCCAGGGTCCAAAGTTCATCGGCGAGGCCGCGCCCGCCGCGGTTGCCCGCGTGGAGAGCAGGCTCAACGACATGACCGTCGTGCTGCAGGACACCGTCGACGCGATCACCGACGCGCTGCGCATGGCGCGCATGACCGCAGACGAATTCGCCCTGGCCAAGTCCGCCAGCATGACCGAGCTGGCCAAGTCGCGCGAGACCATCAAGAACCTGCAGGGCCAGCTCCGCGACATGAGCGCGGATCTGTCCGCCAGTAACTTCACCATGTAGGCCGGGGGGGGCATCATGAGCGAGATCATCTACCAGCACTTCATCGGCAGGGGTCCGGAGGCCGAGGCCATCATAGCGGTGGCCAACGAGAAGTACACTACGTTCTTGGAGGCGTCGAACGCCTTCAAGGAAGAGCGCGGATACGAGAACGTCTGGCAGACCCACCACTTCACCGGGCCTCCCAGCGTCAGTGGCCCGGTGTTCAAGGAACGCCTGGACGACAAGGCGGCAAGAGCGAAGGGCCTGAAGTTGGATTGCCTCGTTGACGAGGGGCACGCCTACGCCCCGCGCCTGGGGACCAAGCTGGGCAAAGAACTCCAGGCGGCCCTGGACGTGCTGAACAAGAGCAGCATCCACCGGGTCAAGTTCGCCGTGGCGCAATGCGGCATGGAGCACGATGTCTTCGTCGGGAGACGCTTCGCCCGCACCGCTGGCGGCTTCAAGGACGGCGTCATCGTCGTCAAGGTGCCCACCGGCAACGGCGACTCCCAGAACGGGAGCATGCCGACGCCACCGCCCTGGCTGATGCCCTGCAAAGAGTCAGAGGCCTTGGCGGCGCTGGGACAGTAGAACGCAACAGCGCCCCTGGACACCGGGGGCGCTTCAACGAGGAGGCATCGCGCCATGTGCAACTGCATCGACGAAATGACCAAGAGGCTGCGCGAACACTACGACGGGAAGTTCAAGAAGCCCGTCGAGAGCATCCAGCTCCAGACCTGCCTCAATTTAAGCAGGGGCGGCGAGGACACCTACACCGAGGTCAAGATCGCATTGGTCGGCCAGAAGAAGGAAGAGACGGCAATCCTGGCCCACACCTACTGTCCGTTCTGCGGCGAGAAGCTGCGCGAGAAGGGGGCGTAGACCATGGCAACCACACGAATCGAATGGGCCGACCGCGTCTGGAACCCCGTAACCGGGTGCAGCAAATGCAGCGACGCCTGCGACAACTGCTACGCCGAGCGCATGAGCAAGCGTCTGGCCGGGCGCTGCGGCTACCCGACGCTCGACCCCTTCAAAGTGACCTGGCACCAGGACAGGCTCTTTGAGCCCATCAGTTGGAACAAGCCTTCGCGCGTGTTCGTCTGCTCTATGGCCGACCTGTTCCACAGCGATGTGCGCGATGAGTGGATCCTCTGCATCTTCGCCGTCATGGCCTTGAGCCCACGACAGACCTTCCTGCTGCTCACCAAGCGCCCGGAGCGGGCTCACGAGTTCCTGTGCCTCGAGAACCTCCAGGACAGCATCATCGAAGTGGCGGGGTCCCGCTTTGGCGTGGACGGCGCGAACCGTGTCCGTGCTGCATTCAATGGCGGCAGCGCGCTCCCCAACGTCTGGCTGGGGACCACCATCTGGGACCAGGCCAGCGCCGACCGCTCCGTGCCCTTCCTGCTCTCCACACCGGCGGCCAAGCGCTTCGTCTCCATCGAGCCCATGCTCGGGCCGGTGGACCTGCGCGATGGTTTAGGCCTCATGTGTTCGCCCGGCGACCTCGACTGGATCATCTGCGGCGGCGAGACCGGCCCCGGCGCGCGGCCCATGCACCCGGACTGGCCGCGGCGACTGCGCGACGACTCCGTGGCATCTGGCGTGCCGTTCTTCTTCAAGCAGCACGGGGCCTGGGTCGGACTGGAAGCGGATGATGGGGAGTGGCCCACGGACGGGGAAACCTGCATCCGACTCACCCAGGAAGGCCGCAGGGCTGACGATGGCTACCCCATGCAGCGTGTCGGCAAGACGTTCGCTGGCCGCGAGTTGGACGGCCGGACCTGGGAGGAGATGCCCGCATGAAGCGCGACCCCATGCTCATCGTCATCATCGGCAACGTGCGCCGGGCCGGGCCGGAAGGCTGCACCATCGGCTGGCTCTGCAATCGGATCAACTACGGGCAACTGGCCATCGAGAAGGCCCTCGGGCTCCAGATTCAGGCAGGGCTCATGACCGAGGAGAACGGGGTGTACCGCATCGTGGGAGGAGCGACCGCATGAGCCGCTACAACTACGGCGACCGCATCTTCTCACGCCGCCACAAGAGCGGTGAGATCCACGTCGACGTCGCCGGGAGCAAGGTTCTCCTCGGCCGCGTGATCCGCAAGGACGGCAAGCCTGGGCGCGAAGTCGTCGTGTCGACCGGGGACGTTTCCTACCGCTGGCCGTTCCTGCCGGGCCTGAAGTAAGCCCCGACGGGATCGGAGAAGGACGTTTTGCCCCAGGCCCGTTTACACCGCCGCGATGGCCGTGCTACCTCCCGCACCCAGGAGGGCATGGTCATGAAGGGCAACATCTATTGCCAGCAGCGGTGCCCGCTCTGCGGCGGCGGCCTGGTCTACGACGGGCGGGCCGGGGTCTGCGCTTGCGAGGCGCACCCGGATCAAGTCGGGACGACGAAGTTCAAGGTGGTCTACGGCCGCTCCATCGAGCGGCGGTTTCCCAACATCCGGCAGGCGGAACGGTTCCTGACCGGCATCCGCTTCAAGGATGACGAAGGCACTCTCGACCCCAGGGACTACCAGTTTGACCAGCCCCTGGCCTTCGACAAGCTCGCCGACTCCTGGCTTGAGGCCAAGGCGAAAACAGTCGCACCAGGGACGATGAAACCCTACAAGGCCACCATGAACAGGGCGAAGGCCGCCTGGGGAGACCGTAACGCCAAGACCATCTCCTTCGGCGACCTCGAAGACCTGTTCCTGGAAACCGGCGAAACCCACTCCGAGAAGACCGTCTACAACGATAAGACCTGCCTGGAGACGTTCTGGAAGTGGGCGAGCAAGCGCGAGGGCGTGCCCATCCCGGAGTTCCCGGACGTGAAGTTCACCCTCGGCTGGCGCGAGATCATCACCCTCGACATCCAGGTCCAGATCCTCGACAAGCTCGACGAGATCGCGCCCTTCCGCGTGGCCCTGGCCATCCGCTGGCTGGCGACCTACATCGCCATCCGGCCGGTCGAAATGCGCAACCTGCGCGAAGAGGACGTGAACGTGGGCGGGCTCCTCGTGGTGCGCCCGGCCACGGCGAAGGAGCGCAAGCCGAAGTTGATCCCCCTGTTGGAGGAAGACATCGCGCTCGTGTGCTCCCTGCCCAAGGTGCTGAACAAGAAGCTCCCCTTCTTCCGCCACGAGAAGAAGTCCGGGACGGCCGAGTCCGGGGACATGATGAGCCACAACGTTCTGTGGCGCTGGTGGCGCCGGGCCTGCGCCGAGCTCAATATCGAAGGCGTCGACCTCTACGGCGGCACCCGGCACTCGTCGGCCACCGCCCTGGGCGAGCACTTCGGCAAGGACGAGCTGCGCCAGAACGGCACCATGCACGGCACGAACAAGGCCTTCGAGCGGTACGTCCGCGGCGAGGCCAAGCCCCAGCGCGCCATTACCGAAAAGCTCAACGAGATGCGCGCTGGCAAGGTGGTCAGTATGGCGCCGGTTGGGCACAAGGCTTGTAAGTAGCTGAAATTATAAGTACGTACGTGGGTTCAAATCCCACCCTCTCCGCCAGTCTTAAAATCCACAGTCCTCCATATTTGTCTATTCTTTAAGGAAATACGCTAGTTTAACCAACAAACCAGCCCAGGTTTGTCTAGGTTTACCTATTGACATCTAGCCCCATTTGGGGGCATCGGTGGGGGCATTGGAGCAAAATTCTTCCACAGCAACCGGAGGATGCCCCCGTGCCCAGCAAGCTTACTGATGTCGCCATTCGCAACGCCAAGGCCGGCCCCAAAGCGAAAAGGCTGTTTGACGGTGGTGGCCTCTACCTTGAGGTCTCACCAACCGGGAGCAAGCTGTGGCGACTCAAATATCGCTTCGGCGGCAAAGAGAAACGCCTCTCCCTGGGCATTTACCCCACCATCACACTTGCAGAAGCACGTGAGCGCCGGGACGATGCGCGCAAACTGTTGGCGCATGGCGAAGACCCGTCTGCGGCAAAGAAAGCGGTGCAGGCAGAGATTGTTGCCAACTCCGAAACCTTTTTGGTTGTCGCCAACGAGTGGTTTGGGAAGTACAAGGGCAAGCTGTCTCAAAGCTCCGCCGATGATATCCTACGCCGTCTTGAACTCAACATTTACCCATTCATCGGCAACCGGCCAATCAGGGAAATCACAACCCGCGAGCTCAACATGGTGATTGAGCGGATGGTAAAGCGTGGTGCGATTGAAACAGCACGCCGCCAAATCCAAAAGTGCAACCAAATATACCGCTACGCTATTGCCACAGGGAGGCTCACCACCAACCCCGCCGAAGTCCTCCGAGGCTCAGTCCCGCCGGCCCGAGAGAATCACTTTGCCAGCATCCACGACCCGCAAGGAATTGGCGCACTTCTCCGCGATATTGACAACTATCACGGTACATTTGTCGTTTGTTGCGCGCTCAAACTCGCACCCCTGACCTTTGTACGGCCCGGAGAACTCCGGCGCATGGAGTGGTCAGAGGTCAACTTTGATAAAGCGCTTTGGACCATCCCTGCGAGTAAGATGAAAATGGAGGCGACGCACCTTGTCCCTTTGTCTCGGCAGGCACTTGCAATTCTCCTCGAGCTACACAAGCTGACCGGACAATGGAGCTATGCCTTCCCCGGTGCCCGCACAAAAAGCCGGTGCATGTCAGAGAACACCGTAAACGCTGCCCTGCGTCGCCTCGGCTACACGGCCGACGAGATGACAGGACACGGCTTCCGGTCGCAAGCCTTCACGAATCTTGCCCTTCAAGGCTGGGACAAAGACCACATTGACGTGCAACTCGCCCACGCAAAGGGGAGCAAGGTTCGGCGCGCATACGACTTCGCCAAATACCTCCCGCAGCGAAAAGTGCTCATGCAGGCTTGGGCTGACCACCTCGACGAATTGAGGGATGGCAACGTCAATGCCGACTGCACCCCACCGGCGGCATTCCGCCACGCTTGACGTTTACCCGGTGCGCAGGTAGCCAAATTGTAGACGACCTGTTAGGCATATTCATTCACAACGCATTGGGCAAAAGTCCAATCACTCTCACCCCACTTACGAAAATACCCTCTTTTGAGGAACTCTCAAAGGGGGTATTTCATTTCTAGCACAATACTATTGAAAGAGATTATGTCCGTCAGCCGTGGATGCGACTGACCACGCAACCACGAAACAAACCTATACAGAATAGGCCAGCAAGGAATGCTGGGCCGCTTCCTTGACCGGACTGTACTGGTCGCCGATTGTGTCAATATTATCAAAATACCACAATATCCTTTCTGCCAACGCTCTTGCAAGCAATGGTGGAACCGCATTCCCGATTTGTTGGTATTGCGAAAGATGCTTTTCCCAAGACATTGTTGTTCGCTTACCCTTAAAGATATATGTGTCAGGGAATGACTGGATTCTGGCTCCTTCTCTGGCTGTGAAATTTCTATTGTGGAATGGATGGATAAAATTACTCTGAAAGCTTGCCGCAACTGTTGGACATGGCTTGTCAGGGTAAGGGCGCATGTTATTTTGAGAAAAAACCTTCCCACTAATCGAATTCGCATCACCGCGTTTTCTTTGTGAATGCTCTTCAGAAGCGTGTTTAACAGACTGACCAAACCCAATAGTCGAAAACCTGTCAACAAGTCTTTGCGTGTGGCGCATAGCAACATGATTATGAACCAGAAGAGAATCTGCTCTCACCATAGACTGGTATTCATTCTGCGGCGGCATCGGATACTGCTGTGTTTCTAAGCCGCAACCAGCTTCAATCACAGGCAAGTCGCTAATAGCGTCTGCAAGTGAGACATACTGCTGAGCTGCACGCTTGATGGGCGGGGTGAGAAGCCTCGGGTTAAGTGGATAGTTCGCCTTTACACCGACAAAAAAGACCCTCTGCCGTGATTGTGGCACACCGTAGTCACAAGCGTTCAGGATGATAGTGCAGACCTTATACCCAGCATTACAGAACTCATCAGAGACGATATCTTTCACGCATTGGCGACTTTTTGTTTTCATTGATAATAGGCCAAGCACGTTTTCCATGACGAAAAACTTGGGAGAGAGATACTTTACAAAACGAACAAACTCGACAAAAAGGCTATTCCTCGGGTCTTTGGAGTCCCTATTGCCTGACAGCGAAAACCCTTGACACGGTGGCCCACCTATAATCCCATCGACATCGGAAATACTGATGGGCAAATCACTCGCATTAAGTGTCGTTATGTCTTGGGTTACGACATGAACAGAGGGATTGTTGAAGGCGTAAGTTTCCGAAGCCCAAAGGTCTTTTTCAACAGCAAGAATTGAATTGAATCCCGCCAGTTTAAAGCCATGACTGAAGCCACCACAACCGGCAAACAAATCTACTATGTTCATCACTTGAAAACCCCATTGAGCGATTCCAGCAAGTAGCCAACCGCCGTTTCGAGATGTTCCACTTTAAGCGGCTTGAAAAAATCTGGTTTATTTATTGGGCGGTCGACCTTCCTTTCCCCCTCTAGAAGAGTAACGATATTGAGGTCAACATTCTGGAAATACGACATGATTGTGTGGGTTGGAAAACTACCGAGCGGATACCTTCCAGCCGTAGAGTAGTCTCCACCTAGCTGGCTTTCGAGTTGGAATAAAAAACAATGAAGATTGGGGAATCGAGTCTTTAACAAATAGAAATCAACTAAAATTCTTTTTATCATGGCATTTTCAGTGTATGCCTTACACTCAATTCCGAGGAAAAATTTCCTGTCAATAAAAACATGCTTATCAACAGATAGGCCGTAAGTGTGCCTTGTCATGTTCGCCGTAATATACTTTTTTAGTCTACTGTCTTTGATGGCGTCAATATATGATTTTTGTATTGGTATCTTAATCTTTTCTGAATTGACTATCAATCGTGATGGGTCTGCCGCCATTTCGACGTCCCAAGCAACTCTAATAAGACTCTCTGTAATGAACTCCTGCATCTTCCCTTTTGCCGCACGCACGAACCCACCATAGGCTCTATTGTCATCTCTCATTGACTTTGCAGCATTATGCTCCATAACTTCCATGACGCTGTCATACTGTGCAACGAGTTTTTGCAATTCAGCAGTAGTTTTCGTTTTCATTTTATCCTCTTTCTTGAACTATGCCCCAAAGCCCACCACGTGTCAATTCCATGACATTCCTGCTGGTTACCTAACCTCTTCCGCCTCTACCTATTTTGGTAACGAGGTTTTGTTATGATATCCCCTTTCTCATGAGCGACGATGATAAATGAGACATGGGAGACACGCCGTAGGCCGTAAAATTTATGGAAGTAGGCGGGTAGCCGCCGCCAAGAATAGCCTTCACTCCGCAGGAGCCTCACTACCGGCCACAATTCGCGAATCCTATCCCGCACCGTCTGACGGCGCACCTGACGGGCACGTCTGAAGGTTCTTGCGCGGTCGCGTTCTTCGGCCTCTGGCAGTGCGTTTGTTTTCATCTTGTCACCGGAAGTACGTTGCGAGTTCACTCTCGCGATGATGTCCCACGCGCTCCATCGCCTCGCGCTGAATCCCGCGCATCGAGAGGTTGCCTGTTTCTGCCGCCGACAAAACGAATGCTTGAATGTAGTTATGCCTCAGGCCATGGGAGCCGGAGTATGCCTCACCCATCTCATGGCAGGCCGAGCGCAGTGAGCGAAGGTACGAGCCATAACCGAAGCGCAGGGCGTTCGCGTCCTTCGCCAGCGCCTCTTGCAAGGCGTGGTATGTTGCGAGGGGCACGAACTGGACACGCTCAAAGCCCCCCTTCCCATTTACGTGAACGCGCCCCGCGAGAGCCCCAGTGACAGGGTCACGCACCACACCGAGCAGGTCTGCTCTCGTGATGCCCTGCACTTCTGAAATCCGAAAACCGGCCTTGAATTGAAGTTCTGCAGCGAGACGGTGAGCGGACAACTTGACTGTCTCCACCAGGCGCGCAGGGCCTGCGTAGGCGCGTCGCGTGGTATCAAGGCGAGGAGCCGTCGCGTTGAAGTCCCGACGCGCTACTTCGATGCCATCCTTGAGGCGGGCTTCGGCGGGTATGTGCATCTTCTTCGGGCACCGCGCCAACGCGGCATCAAGCTTGCCAAGCGCGGCGGCAACCGTCCGGAGGGTGTTGCATGATGCCCCCAAGGTCATCTTGGTTCGCAGGAACGCTTCCGCGTGCGCTGGGCGGATGTCGGCGACCTGCTTGACGCCGCTGGCCGCAAGGAAGCGTGCGAAGTCGATGCTAACGCCCTTGTACAGGTCATAGGCGCGGTAGCTCGTTATCCGCGTTCGTTCTGCCATCCTCGCCGAAGTCGCACCTTTGCCATGGTCAGCAAGTTGCGCGCGCGCTTCCCGCTTCTCTTCAAACCGGCTGGCACCCACCGCCAGAATCTGCGATGCGCTCCAGACGCTCTTCATTTGAGAGACGAGATTTCTGGCCAT